GGGTAGAAGTTTTTATACCCGAGCATTTCGCCTTTATCATTTTTTACAGGGACATTAGCGATTACATTGCCGAACTCATCTTTTGATGTAGTGGCGTTTGGAATGATATCTATTATGCCTTCAGCGAGGCGGTCAGGATCAAGAGTAGTTCCGACAAGGGTCATGAGACGGGCGGCTTTTTCAGGAGGTAGGTTAAGCGTATTTACGCCTATGCCTTGACCTAAAATAGGCAGGTTTGGGTAGCTAACCTTAGCTCCTCGAGTCCAGTCATAGATATCACGGCCGAATTCGGTGACTACTCCAACGGCTTTACCGGCGTTATCGACTATCCTGTCTGTAATACCCGGCGGTCGGTCGTTATTAACGATTTCCAGACCACGCATCGACATACCGTCCCAGTCACGGACGGCATAGGCTTGTTGGTCAGCATCGGACAAAGACGACATGTCAAAATCGACACCAGTACCCTCGGTGCTGTTTGGCTCAGCCATTATCCCGCTCCTTCTAGGGCTTCTCTACGCCTTCTTGCTAAAGCTTCTTCAGCGGTCTCTTCTCCTCGGGGCTTGGGAGAAAAAGAAGGCAAAGACGGAATTTCAAACGTGCGTTTTACCTTGTTAGACGCATCAAAGAAGGCATCTAGCTCGCCTAACTCAACTCGGTTGTTATACTCTTTAATAATATTAACTTCACGTTGACGCCTTAATTCGGTAATACGTCTTAACGCGCTTTGATCAAGCGCTCTTGTGCCTGTTAGAACCTGCCTCAAGAATTCTCTTTCTGCAGGAGTATCCAAGCCTCTGGCTCCAATACCTAAACTGCTTATTGCAGTAAACACGTCCGATCCTAGCAACGCATCTAAGTATTGATCCGTTGACGCCCTTCTTTGAGCCTCAGAATCCCCTAAGAACTGGGCCTTAACCCTATCAAAGTTAGTCGCTATTTCAGAGCCAATTCCAAGGTTTACATCGCCGCTGTCAATAACCCTAAGGGCTTCGTCTAGCTTTGCAATGTTGTTAGTTGCGGCACCTGCGTTTTGGACTAACTCCCCGTCACCTGTGGCGCTGAGCTTTGCCACGCTTTCAGCGTAGGTCTCACCGGAGGTCACCGTCACGTTGTCAGGGACTCTGGGCCGTGAGCCAAGGGTCTTGAGTTCCCCTGTTAGGGGACTGCGCTGCCACGTATAAACGGGGTCTAGACCTTCAGCCTCTATCTCTTCAGGAGTCAGCGTAACAAACCGCTCCCCTTGAGCCTGTAGTGCAGCGGCTCGTTCAGCCTGAGAAGCCTGCAGAGCCGCTAATCTTATGCCCTGCTTCTCTTGGTCCATTGCTGCTGCACGTGCGCCGATACGGCCGGGTAATTCTCGCGTAGCGCCTGCCAGTCTTGCCGCAGCAGAACCACGAAGGGGTTGCCCGTCAGGACCGACATTACCGGCATAGCCGAGCGCCGCCTGACCAATGTCAAACAGCATTTGAGCCTGCGTGTTGCTTGGGTCAGAGCCTAATAGCTCTTGGTACATAGGTAAATTGCGTTCCACTCCCTCTTGGATCGTGGGCACGGAAGAACCCCCCATACGCCTAAGGGCTTCGGCAATTATCTCAGGCGAGTAAGTTCCAGAAGGGGTAACGCCCGCCGCGTCGCTACCGTCTTGAAAATGTTGGACCATGCCTCCGTCAGCCATGAACATCGGCGCATTTGTGGGGGCAAACAATGCCCCCACCCCCGAATCGGGAGGCGGCATACCCTGCTGCATGCCTTGAGGCATGAACATAGGCCGTTGGTCCACGGGCGTTCCTACAGGCATCATTGGAGGCATCCTATCATCCATTGGAGGCATCATTGGAGGCATATCCGAGCGCCGCCTAGGTCTAGGGTCATACCCGATATCAGTAGGGGGCAGTTGAGGCAGGCCATCAATAGGTGTCCCTATGCCTCCAGTGCGCGGATCATAAGGAGGCATAGGTGTCCCTATGCCCCCAGTGCGCGGACGCTCTTCCATAATACGGCGCTGCTGCTCTTCCATCATACGACGCTGCTGCTCTTCCATCATACGACGCTGCTGCTCTTCCATCATACGACGCTGCTGCTCTTCCATCATACGGCGCTGCTGCTCTTCCTGCATTCTTTGCATTATAGAGCCGTCATTAATCTCACCAACAGGGTCCACTGGTGGTGCAAGAGAACCAATTCCTCTTGTTGCCGGGCCTGCCACTGGTGGCGCAACCTGTTGGCCTTGCTGCAGCAAAAGGTCACGTATCGCAGCGTCATCAGGGGAAATAGGCATAGACTTTCCGTCGCCCATTGGAGGCGGAGTTGGGAACCCTGCAGGCAAGTTGTCATTGGCATACGACATGCCAATTAGTGCGCCAGTATTAGGGTCGTAAACTGGAGTGCCTTGTGGAGGCATAGACTCTCCTCGTGCGGCTTGGGCTTGAGCGTCTGCTCGGGCTTGTGCATCTGCTATGGCTTGTGCTTGCTGATATTCGGGCGTCTGTGCGGCTCGGGCTTCCGCAGCCGCTTGAGCTTCCCTCCCAAGAAGGCCTGCCATAGCCTGTGCCTCTGCTTGCGCGTCTGCTTGCTCCTGAGACAAAGTAGAACCGCCGTCGGCGTAGCCCACAGGACCACCTGCAGCTAATTGTTGTGGTGGCATTCCCTGAGGAGGCATCATAGGTGGCATTCCTTGTGGAGGCATAGGTGGCATTCCTTGTGGAGGCATTCCCTGCGGGGGCATCATAGCGGGCATTCCCTGAGGAGGCATCATAGGCTCAGCTTGTTGGCCAAGAATAGGCTGCAATAACGCAAGAACACCCTCTGGCGTTTCTTCTGCTTCACGGAAACCAACCAAATCTGATAATTCCTCGCGTCTAGCGTCTATAGAACGCATGTCGCCGCGTAGGTTATTCATCAAAATCTCAGGAGAGTCCGGTGAGCGCTCCATAGTGCGGGCCATGTCGGCCTCGTCGCCCTCTTTCATTCCTTCCATTTCTTCGGCAGACAATTCTTCAAGGAGGCCTTCTAGGTCGTCCATAAACCCTGACATTATGCCAACATTTTCGACCTGATCCTCGTCAACCATTTGAATACTATTTTTCATGTCGCCCACCTTAGAATAATCCTGCTTTGGCTGCACCGGCAGCCGTTGATACTGCGCCAACACCCAGACCCACAGCCGTCTGTAAAGGTCCTGCGCTAGGGCTTGTTTCAGAGGTCAAAGCCATTTGCGTAGTTGGGGCGCCACGGAAGATGTCAGAAACAAAGCCCAACTGCTGATAAGGAGCCATTGTTTCTTGCATTTCTGTCGCGCGCATCGCGTCTAGTTGAGCCTGTGCATTTTGCTGCTCAATAGCACCAAGATCACTAAGCATACTTACGTCTGAAGCGCCTAATTGTTGAGTTGCCTGTCCAAGCGCACCCATTTGACCGCCTAACGAGCCTATTTGACCACCTAACGAGCCTAAAGTGCTTGCTTTCTGGAGGTCTACACCCGCTTGTTGAGCAGCTAGGGAACCGATACCTTGGCCAAGAGACCCATATAGGCCCGCGCGTTGACCTGCGATATTTGCCTGTTGGGCCGCTATTTGAGCAGGTAATAGGCCTAAATTAGCTTGCTGAGACCCAAGTTGGCCCACTAAACCAACGCCTGATTGGCCGATCTGAGCCTGCTGTAGGGCCTGCTGCCCATATAAACCGCCAATTCCCTGTAGAGCACCACTTTGCTGTAGTGCTTGTTGGACTTGCGTCTGTTGAAGGTTAGCCAGTTGATTTGCAGCATTTGCTTCAAATCCACCCACCTGTAACTGCCTGCCTTGCTGCGCCTCAAAGGCGTTCATCGCCGCATTTTGCGCTTGCCCGTAGTTCTGGGCGTAATCCTGCATGATTTTCTGACCCATCAGGTCCTGAACACCGCGCTCAAATTCAGCACGTTGAACACCCTCACGAGTGCCGCCAAAAGCACCTGCGCCAATTGCTTGAGCGGCCTGTCCTTGTTCCGCGATGCTCGCCTGACGGCGCATTTCCTGAAGGCTATTTTGTGTAACTGCCTCTTGATATGGGTTCATAAACCCATAAAAAGAACCCGGATCATAGCTCTGAGCAGCTCCACCGGCAATCTGCCTTGCCCCTCCAAGTATTTCAGCCGAAACGCCGAAATCGGAAGGCCTTGCCGCCATCGCAGCCTGCTCTGCAGCGTTTAAAGTGCCTAAAGATTGACGTATATCGCCCTGTAAATAACTTCCGGCAAGGTCGCCTGCTCTTGCAACGCGGCCTGTGCCTGCCCCAACGTCTTGCAGCCCTGCTCCGGCTAACTCTGAATAAGCGCCTAACTGATCAGTGACATTGATACCCTGACCAAGGATGTTTTGAGCCGACTGGAACTGTGGGGTGACGTTTATAGCGCCCGCTGCTCGAGCACCTTGCGAAGTGAGGTCCATCCCCTGCGTAAGGGCTTGAGAGGCTCCTTGAATATATGGCTCATACGCGCCAATCCCCTGCTTTGCAAGGTCTGTAGCCTGAAGTTGGCTCTGCGACAGGCCTGCTGCTTCTACTGCAGGGAGGACCATCGGCGTATTGTAGAGCTTATTAGCTTGCTCAATGAGGCCTAGTTTGTAGGCCTCAATTTCGGGAGCCTCTCGGACTATCGAGCCGGTGTAGGTAATATCATCAGCCATTCGAGCGGCCTCCCTCAAGTTTCTTCATTAAAGCGTACATACGCTTAGCGCCTTTGCGCCTTGATCCGTCGCCCATGTTTCTTACTGATTTAGCAGTGAATACAAACTCACCATCGCTCAACATCGCAGGTATGTCGTCTGAAGTGCCAGTGCCGGGGCCACTAATATGGCCATTTTTACGTGGATATTCCGCCGAACCGCCGTCAGCGGCGGTCATCGGATTAGCGTATGTTGGAGGAGGCGGAGGGGGCGCATACATGTACTGGTAGGGATCGTAAGCATAGCTTGTGCGAACACCGCCAAAATCTAAACCGTACTTCTCAGGCTGTTCTGAAAGTAATCTTGCGCCGCCGCTTTGCCCTGCTGCCATTTCTTCAAAACCGGCAGGTACTGTTGCAGGCTGCGGATCAAACCCGCCTGTTGCAGCCATGATTCCTGCTCCAGTCGCCAGTAGAGGGCCATATTGGCCTAGAAAACCTTCTGCTCCGGCCGCTTTTCGCGCTGCAGGGGAAAGATTAGTTGCAATGTTTCTTAGGCCTTCGCCTATGCCTACGTCATTCGGGACAAGGGTGTCGTAGACACTTCGCATAAGGCCCGGCGTTTCTGTGGCGGCTGTCTTAGCTACATTAGCTGCGGCGTTTGTTGGAATGCTGCCTATACCTAAATTCATTGCCTCAACTTCAGCGCCTGAAAGAGGAGTAAAACCGGTGCTTGGCGTACTGCCCGCAACGCCCGTTCCGGTAGCATTTGCTGCGAAAGGGTCGCCAATGGGGGTGGTTTGAGCAGAGCTCTCCAGTAAGTTCACTGGCTCAGAAACAGGAGCAGGCTGTGGAGCGCCAAAAACGCTTTCTTTTGCCTTAGCTAACTGGCCACCTATTGTAGTAGGACCAGTGTAGCTGCCTGCTTGGAAGGCTTCCGTCCCACCAAACACACCCGCTCCGGCACCGCCGACTAATCCGCCAATAGCACCCGCTTTTAGTGCGTCCTTTAGGTTGCCACCGGCAACCAAAGTAGAGCCTGCGCTGCCTACAAAACCCGAAACAGCCGCTACGCCTACTGTAGAGCTTACGCCCAAGGTGGCCGCTGCTGCAGGTCCGAGGACAAAGGCAAGCGACAAAGTAGTAACGATTCTACCCACTTTACTCTTGGCAAACTTTTTAACTGCCTTTCCAACCTTTTTAACGGCGCCTTTTACTTTTTTCCATGCTTTTGAAAGGAAACCAAACTCGGGGAGTCCAGTAACGGGGTTTATTGTGCCTGCTCCGCCTCTACTCTTTAAAAGCTGCGCCTCTGACGGCGTAATGTGGGCAAGCATTGTGTCCCCGCCACGGCCTTGCTCTGCAATAGCTGCAGCTATTGGGCGAAGAGACGCAATACCGCCTTTAGCGAAATTCTGAGGAGCCATTCTGGGGTTACCAGAGGTCTCGCGTATTTCGTCTACGGCTAGATTTAACGCTCCGAAGAACTCAGGATCAAAGGTAGGAGGAAGAAAATCTTCAGGGATACCGTCACTTAAAAATTGTTGACGTAATGCTGCGTAATTTTCTGGGGATTCCAGAATGGCATCAACCACTTGATTAAGGGAGTCTAAAAGCTCAGGAGGAAGGTTAAGGTCGCGTAGTTCCGACTTAAATTCAGCGACCGCCATAGGGTCTGCTTCTGCTGCTGAACTCAGCACCTCAGAATTAAACTCTGAAACAGGCATTTCCTGCCTCATCCGCTCGAATGCGGCAAGGTTTTCTGGGGTCATCTGCTCGGGGGACTGTAAGGGTGCCGCAGCTCCCTGCATCGCTTCTGCCATGATCTTTTCCTTAATTTTTTAAGTAGGACCACACAGGGTCGCGCGCCTGAAGCGCGAAATTACTGCTGATTATCAAGCAATTATTAGTCCCTGTCCACTTCAAGATAAGACAGGTAAAAAGTCACATCGGCTCGTGTTGAAGTAAGCTTTAAGACGTTACCTTCTTCTAAAATGCATGGAACACCTGCAAACACGTCAACGCTTGCACTGTGCGCTAATCCTTGCTCATGGTACAAATAGCCTACTGCACCGCCCGATGTCTCGTACTGGCTTACCGTAATATCCGACTGGTTACCAGAGGCATTGGTCACCCGCAGGGACTTAATAATTGCTGTATTTGCAGCAGGGACCGTGTAAATCGTTGTCTCGGTCGCCGCTGCAGGGATAAGTCTCTGATGAAAATATTTATCTGCCATTTATTTCCCCTCGAACCATGCCCGAGCGTTGCTTTTGCTCTGTGTGACTATCGGCGTGTAACTGCTGTTTAACTGCAGAATAATCTGTTCTAGCGAACGCACCAACTGGTCAAATTGCTGCGGGCTGTACTCACCCGTGGCGGCGTTAGGTAGACGGACGTTTCCTATCTTACTCATCGCAGGCCATCCGGTTGAATGTCAACGCGCATTGTGCCGTAGCGCCAGTTTGTATCCACCTCGTCACTGGTAATCTTAAGCGAAATCTGTCGCCCGCGAGCTCGTGTGTCGACTTTCTCTGTCGTCGGCGTAATAACGTAAGGGTCCAAAGAACTGGGACTAGCCGTGGCCTGTGGGTAAGGACGAAGTAACAGGTTGACCGTGAGATTACCCTCTTGGTTTTTAAAGTCAGGGATAAAGCGCCTCATCAAGAGCATGTTGTCGCCGTCGCCAATATCAAAGTAACCAGAGTCGATAAAGGCCGTGACTGCGCTGCCATCTGCCTGATTAACCCCGTCTTCGTGGTTATATATCAAGCTGCGACCGGCAGTAAGTCCGTAAATAGTAGAAAGAGTGTCTTCAGTGCTTTCAGGAAAATACTCTGAGGCAGTGGGTTTTTGGAAAGACCCTACATCCTGCCAAGAGGTGCGCGCTAACGAGCCTTCAGACCAGACATTTTCAAGGTAGTTAAAGGTCACACACCGGTCAATATAATCCGAGGTGAAGCTGCAGTAAAACCACGTTACTTCGTTAAAGTCTGAGTTAAGCGCAGCAAAAACCTTATCCTCTTGCACCAGATTTATGTCGTCGAAAACATAGTCCTGAACCGTGCAAGGAAGCTTTTTCACCGTACCGTCAAAGACGTAGAACGCTTCGTGGCCCATCCAGAAAGCTAAGCCGTTAACTTCTATCGCAGAGTTTGGACCTAAGGCGCCACAGTTGCTGCCTAGTTGTTGAAAACCAAACGTGTACGGAGGACCAATGTACTGCATGCCGTGAAGCGACGTGTCGGTGAATATTAGTATTTGTCCGCGCGACCTAACCGCCGTCTGTATTCTGTTACCGTCGGACAGGCGTTGGCCACCGGCCGTGTTGGTTACAGACTCAGTAAAGGTGTTGATGTCTTCTTGGTCCGAGAATCGTACAAATAGAGGGTCTTGTGTAGAGGCGTCCCCTATTGTGGTTTCAGTTCCGAGGGCAATTAAGTGCCTGTCCGGACTAGACACAAGCATGTAGCTGTTCTTAGTCGGTGCGCCAGAGACTAATGCAGCGCGAGTATCTACGCCGTTTTCTGGATTCCACTGGTACAGTTCCCCGTCCACAAGCTGCATGAGCAACACTTGGCCGAAGTTATCAAAATGCCAAATACGCGCGTTAAGTGTTGCAACCTGCACTTGAGTTCGTGGGGTGCCCCATGTGCTAGTGCCCCATGTGCCTGTTCCAAAGCCGTAGTCAAAGTAGCTAACGTCTGATCCCACGTTGATCTGGTAAGATCCTACCACTGAGGCGCCACCATTACCCGTATCTGATCCGTCTGCATTGACAGGCGCAGTGATTGTATAAGTGCTTGAGTTAGTTACCTCGGTTATTTCCCACTCGGAGTTGAGAATGTCAGCGGTAATTTGCCCGCCTAAACTTACCGCGCCACTAAAGGTAACAAAATCACCTTGCACTGCTCCGTGGTCGGTATCTGTCACGGTTATTACAGGAGAGCCTGTAGAAGCGGCAAACGTCACGTCACCGGCAGCGGTTATACCTCGCAAAGGGGTAATATCGTACCAAGCGCCTCCTACGCTTACGTAGATTTTGCGGTTCGTGCCGACGGCAAGGTAAGGAGTTCCTGAAAGGTTATTCCAAGAAAACGTAAAACTACCAAAGCCTACGAGGTAATCTGCAACGCCATTAAAGTAGGTCCAACCACCGATTTTTTCGGGCAATCCATAGCGAAAACGGATGTTGTCGCCATCCGTCCACCCGCCTTCAGCACCGTATTCGGTGTTCTGTTTGTCAATGCCGGGCGCTAGTGTAAGTTTGAAAAAAGCCATCAGTAAGTCCACATAACAAGGGTGCTTTGGCGGGTATCAACGTGTACGAAGGTCTTAGCTACTCCAATACCGTTAAAGCCCAATTCTAACGCATGTTTAACAATTAATGCGCGCTGTGCCCCGTTAGTTACCCTTATATCGGCGGCTATGCCTTGAGCGTGCGTACCGGGCTTTGTCTTACGTGCTTCTTCTGGATGTGTCGCGTCGCGGTACCCACTGGTTATAACAAACGGAAAACCGCACAGGCCGCGCAATTCATCGAGTTTAAGTACAAAGTCCTCTTCAATGAGGTTCTTGCCTGTATGCGTGCAGGCAAACTCACCAAACGAGAAGTACGTAAACTCCCCCACTAGTCGCAAAGCTCGGCTAACTCTTTCCAGTCTTGTGCAGTCCAGTTGGAGGTATCCACAGAAGAGGGCAATTCTACGGTAATACCCGCGACGTTTGCACCTAGTAACCCACCGGCAGCATTAGTGCTACCTTTTAGACACGCCATAGCGTTATCTTCAGGGGTAATTTCTAGGCTATTTAACTGCGTACAAGCAGATAGGGGTAAAAGTAGTAGTAAAAGTACCCTCATGAGAACCATCCTTTAATAGATTGAAACATGCGTACTGGGTAATAAAGCGCCCCAGACCTAAATCTGCCAAGCCCTAACACACTCATAGCCTCACGAAACACCTTATCAGCCTGTTTCTGATTGCGGCAAATACCGTCGCCGTGCGTGCATAAATAGTCGTGGACTACAGCAGCTTTGCGATTCTTAGCATTGGCTACAGGGACTACCCACCGGAATATTCTGGGTACGCTTGCCAGATCAGTCTTATACCCCGCAGGCACAGTAACGGCACGCCCAAGAATATCGCTGTGGTATATAAGAGGAGCGTGCAGTTCCCAACCCCCATCGACCGCTTGCGCCACTAGTGGCGTAGTGAAGTGACTCACTAGGGTTTTCCCCAGAAGTCAAAGTAAGACCCGGCAGCCGTACCGGCAATAATAAAGCCCAAAAGCATGGAAGTTATTATCTGTACTGCTGTCTTGCTCGCTGTACGTTTAACTGCCCGCCAAGAGTCAAGCAATGACCGTATCTCATGCACATCGTGCATTGCGCCGTCGTCGTGTAAACCCACGTCACGTAAGGCTTTTTTAGCCCCCGCTTCCGCAGCGCGTTGAATCATTGCTTCTATCTCTAGGTCGTTCATAACGGTACTCCACTACTGCAATTATGCGCCGTCTTCTTTCGCTTCTCGGACTTTCTCTTTGGCGCCGTAAAAATCGCCAACTTGTCCCAGAATTTCATTGGCCTGCTTACCTGTGTCGATTGCAGACTGAATGAGGTCAAAGGCTTTCTTAGCCGCCCCTAGTGCTAGTCCAATCTCAATCATTTCTTACTACTCTGGTTTAGTGGGCCAATCAGCTTCTTCCAAGGCAGGGAAGTTTTCGTGCAAGGTTATGTCCCGCAGGGCTTGACGGTAGGTAGTCATATCCGCAGCCATTGTTACGTCAGACATTCCTGTCCAATCAGTCTCAGCAAGTTTAGCATCTCTGGTAGTTCTAACACCCGCCGCCGCCGCTGCATCAAGTTGTGCTTGATAAGCCGCCTCATGCTCTGCCTTGGTAGTAGTAACGCCATCTTCGTCAGTAGTGTCGGCAAACATATCTGACTCAATGTAAGCCTCAACCCAGTTACCGTTTGCGTCCTGCACTGCACCGTTACGGCCTATTTGTTTGTAGGCTGCGCTTGGCTCAGGCTTCGGAGCTGCGAGTACAGGGTCTATGCCTAAGAACGCGCAAGTGTCTGCGTCCCACACTCGTGGCAGTGATGTGTTGCTGTGCATTCTTCTGACTTCGCCTTGAGTCTTCAGCTCGCCAGTTGATTGAATACGATATTCCATAATTCACCTATGCTATTGCTAAGAAGATGTAGTTTCCACCAGAATTGTTAAGCCCATCAAAAGAAGCACCTGATGTTACTGTAAATCCACTCGATAGTGGGTCGATGTAGTCAGTGTTAGTGACTTGAGCGGCTGTAGAGTTCAAGAGCAAGTAAGGATCGTTACCTGCTGTAATGCCTCTTTCATAGTCCCAGTAGAACCAATTACCAGTAGAGTTTGTACGCTTGATAAGAATAAATCTAGCACCTGCCGAGAATCCGCAGTCTACGTTTAAATCAGCACCTGTGCCTGTGTAGCTGCCTACTTTGCTTACTCCTGCTAGTGTGGCGAATAAGTATGCGACATAACTATATGAAGCATTATTAACAATGACACTCGCAGCTTTCACATTAAACTGAGTTGCAGTTGGAGCGGTTCCAACATCACTAGCATTGTCCCAGTCAGAAGTTGCTGATGATGCGCTATCGCTATTTAACTGAACCCTGTAATCAGCACCAAGAGCAGAATGATAAACAGACCAACTTGTTTCAGCTCCATTTCTATTTTTTACAATCATCATTTCTGGAACAACGCCAAGATTGTGGTCTTTTAAGTAAACACTACCTGAACCAGTATAAGCCACCACATCAAAGAAGCCTGTGGCGCGTTTGAACATCCAACTTCGGTTATTAGTTTCTGTTCCTTGGTCATTATACCAACCATTTTGGAAGTCCCATGTATAACTATTTTGATTGCCTTCGACGGCATTGCTATTTGTGTTTAAATATTTAGTGCCTGTAAGACGATTAGCAATATCAGTAGCGCCGGTTGAGTTTATATTAGACCTAAACCACGCCATATCAACAGGGAACGAAGAACGGTATTTTGGTGGGCTTGTAGAATCCGGTGTATCAACAGCAAAAACCTCAGTCCCCGCTTCAGGAGTCTTCATCGGTCTGCGGAGGGCTATGTAAATCCATTTAGCGGTGTTTGTTAGTCTTCCATCTGCATACCAAGTAAACCCAGTAGAGGTTAAAGAAATAGCATTGGCGCTGGTTTCAGTGGTGGAAGCTTGTGCCTGTAGAACGGTGTTAATGTAATTCCCTGTAGCAGTGCCACTTGAAGGTGTAGGTATACCCCTCATGCTGTCAACCATGTACCAAGGTGATGCTGCATCTGCACATTTAAACATTACAAACGCAGGTTCAAACCCACAATCTATAGTTACATTGTTTGTGCTGTTTTCATTCCAACTCCCACACTTAATAATATTCTCATCGCCATCGTCACCAAAGCCTCCTGCGTCTGAGGCGAATACGTAGGCAACGTAAGTACCACCGCTGCCGTTTATGTCTGCGTCACCGCTAAGAGTTATTGCTGTGGAAGAAGCGTGTGTACTGTTCCAATAATCATTAGCAACAGCAAGCGCATCAGTGTTATTGAGATACATTGTTTTGTTGCCACTAAGGTCTAAACTCTTATGCTGTAATATCCAGTTTTGTCCAGTGTCCGTACGCTTACAAACTACCATGCCGGGAGTTGATCCGAGACTATGCGGTAATTGTCTTCCGTTGACTCCATTACCAGTATAAGTCACAACATCAAAGAACTTCTCAGCCTTGCGGAATGTCCATGAGGCGTAGTCAGCACCGCTTGTGTTTAATTCAGTAGTAAAGCCATTAGAATTAAAAGATGCTAAACCATAACCTCCGGGGTTAGCTGCGGCATTTGTTGAATCAGAATATATAACACTGTCAACGCCTCTCTCAGTATCCTGATAACTCCAGTTTTCAGCACCATCGCGTCTTCTATAAACAACTAGACCACCTTCACCAGACAAATCAATACCGTTGTTGATGGCAATGCCCGAACCAGTACCCTCATACAAATAAGTCGAAAAAACGTCCTCAACGTACAGAGACTCGCCTGCATTACCTGCCGCTGCTGTCAGAGCTTTCGCTAGTTTGCTCATGCGTTACTCCTTAAACGTAGCTGCCAGTGTAAGCACCGTACAGTACGGAGGAGACTTTCCAGAACACCAGTGTGTCTTTCGCAGTCAGCGTAGGAGCGACATTGCCGCCAGAGGTTACCCAAGTCATCGTAGGCCAC